CCCGTTCGCTGTCGTGTGGGACAGCAACATCTCGAAGATGGATTGTTCCGACGCCGGGCACTGCTTCGTCGAATCCACCATGTCGCGGAAGGCCTTTGACAAGGCGTTCGCTGACGCAGCAATAGCGGGTTGGGGTGGCGACACTCCTCGCGATTTGAAGGACTGGGTTGGTCGCGACAAGGTCCGGGTCGTCGAGTACTGGAAGATCATCAAGCGGCCGATCACACTTTATCTGCTGGCCAATGGCGCGGTGATCGACGACAGCCAGGGCGATGACAGCCTGCGGATCGCGGCGGAGCAGGTCGGCATCGTCCGCGAGCGCAAGTCCACGAAATCCGTGGTCGTGCAGTATCTCACCAACGGCCACCAGCTTCTGCAGAAGCCCTATGTCTGGCCGGGCAAGCGTATCCCGATCATCACCGCTTGGGGCGAAGAGGTGGTCTTGGGTGAGCGCACAGTGCGCCACGGCCTGATCCGCAACGCCCAAGATTCGCAGTATCTTAGCAACTACCTATGGTCCTCCGCTGTGGAGGCCATCGCCCTTCAGCCGAAGCCAAAGTGGGTCGCGAACGAACAGGCGGTCGAAGGTCGCGAAGACGAGTGGGCCAACGCCAACACGTCGATGGACTCCACGCTCGTCTATAAGGGCGCCAACGCCCCGGTCTTCACCCGGCCGCCGGACTTCCCCGCCGCGTTCCTGAACATGGCGCGAGCGGCGGAAGACGCCATGAAGGCCACCACAGGCATCTATGACGCCGCCTTGGGGCAACAGTCGAACGAGACGTCCGGTCGAGCCATTCAGGCCCGCGACCGGCAAGGCGACGTCTCCACCTACGTTTATCCCGACAATCTCGTAGCCGCGATTGAGAACCTCGCCGGACAGGTGGTCGAGATGGTCCCGTTCGTCTACGACGCGCCCCGCCAGGTCCGCATCCTCGGCGAGGATATGCAGGCCCAGGTTCTGAAGGTGAACCAGAACCCCGGCGTGAACCCGATCACGGGCGAGCCGGGCAAGATGATCGACCTCAAGGCCGGCAAGTACGACGTTGTCGTGCAAACGGGTCCTGGCTTCACGACGCGCCGCCAAGAGGCGGCCGAAGCGATGATGGAGTTCGCGCGCATCTTCCCGCCCGCAGCCCCGCTCCTCATGGACCTTGTGGCGAAGAACCAGGATTGGCCGAACCGAGACGAGTTCCTGCAACGGCTGGAAAGCCTGCTGCCGAACCCGAACAAGCCGCCACCTCCACCCCCTCCGCCCAATCCCAAGGACATCGCGTCAGCCGAGAAGCTCGACGCCGAGACCATGGGGCAAAAGCTCGAAAACGTTCAGCGGGCCATGAGCATGGGCCTCGATCCTTCCACCATTTCCGCTCCGCCTCCGGCGCCGGAGCAACCCCCCGGCGGACCTCCAGTCCCTTCGGTCGGGCAGATGAACGGTCCCATGGGGCCGCAGTCGGGCGCACCTGACGCTTCTCAGGGTCAATCCGTCCCGCAAGGCGCACCGCCCCAGGGGATGTAATCCCAAGGTTTCCATATGAGCGAGGACATCGCCGGCCAGGATACTGGTTCGGTTCAAACCCCCGTGGCCGACACCCCGGCCGCGAACACTCCCGCACCCGCACAGGCTTCCGAAGGTCAGGCCGCGCCGCAAGGCGAAGCCCCGGCCAACCCGGAAGAGCAGAGCGGCACGGACAAGCCGAAGGATGGTCGGCTCCAGGTTCGGTTCTCCGAACTGACGGGCCAACGCGATGCAGCGGAGGCCAAGGCCACCGAAGCCGCGCGTGAGGCGGAATACTGGCGCCAACAGGCGCTTGCTTCCGCTCAACCCCAGGCCCGCCCACAGGCGACCGCCGACCTCGGCGGCGCTCCCGACCCCTCGCAATACGACTATGGAGACACCGACCCCAAGTACATCCAGGATCTCGTCGATTTTCGCGTCAGGGACGCTGTCGGCAAGACCCTGGAACAGCGTGAGACCGAGCAGCGTAACAGCCAGGTCCAACGCGAGCAGGCCGAGCGGATCGACACCCTGCGGACCAAGTTGTTTGAGTCCGGCCTATCTGGCGCCCAACTCCTGGCCTCTGGCGGCGACGTGCCGTGTACGCCTTCGATGATCGACGCCATGGCCGTGAGCGACAACCCCGCACAGGTGGCCGACTTCCTCGGAAACAATCGCGCCGAAGCCGCGCGCATCGCGGGCTTGGCTCCTGTCCAGCAAGGTTTCGAGCTGGCGCGTATCGCTACGCGCCTGGCGAACCCGCAGGTCCAACCCACCAACGCCCCGGCGCAGACCCCGACCGTCAACGGCATCACGCCCGCGTCGGACAGCTTCTCGCCGACCATGAGCCAGGCCGACTTCGAAGCCAGCATCGAGCGCCAGCACGGCGGCTTCTACGGACGCCAATAAATCCCTCCAAACGCCGTCGAGAGACGCCGTTTCCCAGCGCCGGGTAGACCGGCCCGAAGGACCCTAAGATGTCTAACACCAACATCCTGATCGAGCGCCTGGCGAAGACCTCGCTGGCCCTCCTGAAGAACAACATGGTCCTGACCAAGATGGTCAGCCGTGACTACGAAGACGACTTCGTCGAGCCCGGCGACACCGTCTCCATCCGCAAGCCCGTGGACTACACCGTCCGCACCGGGGAAGTCGCCCAGGTGCAGGACAACGTCCGCGGCAAGGTGCAGGTGAAGGTCGACAAGATCGCCGGCGTCGACATGCAGTTCGGGGCGAAGGAACTGACCCTCGAAGTGCCGGACATGATCCGGTCGCTCGACCTGAACAACGCCATGGCCCGCTGCGCTCAGCAAGTGGACCGCGACCTGTTCCTGGAAGCCTACCGCAACACCTGGAACTGGGTCGGCACGCCGGGTCAGCTCATCAACAGCTATGCGGACTTCCTGGTGGCGCCGCAGCGCCTGACGGAAATGGCCGTGGCTGACACCAGCCGCAAGGCGATCCTCACCGGTGCGGACTACTACGCCATGGTCGGCTCCAATGCCGCCCTGACGGCGCAGCAGTCGGCCGCCACCGACGCCCTGCGCAAGGCGACCCTCGGCACCATCGCCAACATGGACACCTTCCAGTCGGAAATGGTCCCGACGCACACCGTGGGGACCAAGGCCGGCACACCCCTGATTAACGGGGTGAACCAAGGCGTGGTCGCCTATTCGGCGGTCAAGGACACCAATATCTCGTCCTTGGTCACCAACGGCTGGTCCAACAGCCAGACCGTGCTGAAGCAGGGCGACGTGTTCACCGTTGGCGGCGTCTATGCCGTCAATCCGGCCACCAAGGACGCGCAGGTTTATCTGCAACAGTTCGTGGCGACCGCCGACATCGTGTCGGACGGCGGCGGCAACGCCACCATCACCTGTTCGCCGGCCCTGATCATCTCGGGCGCCTACCAGACGGTGACGGCGGCCCCCGCCGATGACGCGCCCATCGTGGTCATGGGCACGGCCTCGACCGGCTATCGCCAGAACCTGGCCTTTGACCCGATGGCGTTCACCCTCGTGGTGCGCCCGATGGCGAAGATCGACCTCCAGTACGAGGCTTACGCCACGGACAAGGATCTCGGCCTGACCCTGAAGGTCAGCCGCGATGGCGACATCACCAACAACCGCTCCATCACCCGGATCGACATCCTGTACGGCGTGAAAGCCGTGCGGCCCGGCCTGGCGACGCGGTTCAGCGGCACCTAACGGCGGCGGGCGGCCCAACGGTCGCCCGATCGCCCCACTCTCGAAATCTTCATCGAAAAGGAGGAGTCCACATGGCTCCGCGTCAACTCTCCAACAAGGAACCGGACGGCTGCACCCTCGGCCAATCCGCAACTGACCCGATCAGCTTCTACGGCGCCACGCCGGTCGCCCAGCGCGCTGCGGCCATTCAGGCCACCTCGCTTCTGTCCGCCTCCACCTATGTGACGGTCGGCTCCAATCTTGCCACCGCCCTGACCGAGATCGCCAACACCCTGGCCGGCCTCGGCCTCTGGAAGGGCGCGGCCTAACCATGGAAGACGTGCAGGGGGCCGATAAGCCAGTTCGTGTGGCCTTCTGCACGCCGACCATTACCAAGCCCTTCCCGGCCTATCTGGAGGCCATGGAGGCTTCTATCCCGCTGCTCGACGCGGCTGGTCTGGACCATCAGATCGTTTTCGAGGTCGCTAACCCGTACATTAGCGCCGCGCGATCCACGATGCTGCGTAAGGCCATGGATGCCAGCGCCGATATCGTGGTGTTCATCGACCACGATATGTCTTGGGCTCCCGGCGACTTGTTGAAGCTGATCCAGACCTCTGGCGATGTCGTCGCGGGCGTCTATCGGTTCAAGAAGGACGACGAGGAGTACATGGGCGCCCTCAGTGGAGGGGATCGCCCTATCGTCCGCGACGACGGCGCACTCCAAGGCCACCGGATACCCGCAGGCTTCCTGAAGGTTACCAAAGCCGCCGTCGAGCGCTTCATGCGGGCCTATCCGCACCTCTGCTACGGCTCTCCGCTGGCCCCGGCTGTCGACCTCTTCAACCACGGCGCTCACGACGGTGTCTGGTGGGGCGAGGACTACGCCTTCAGCCGTAACTGGCTGGCCTGCGGCGGTGACATCTGGATCGTCCCAGACCTAGACCTCGCGCACCACAGCGCGACCGACGTCTATCCGGGCAACTTCCACAAATTCCTGCTCCGCCAGCCCGGCGGCAGCAATGACCCCGCCCGGAGCCGCTCCGATGAAGCATAATCAAGGCGACACCTTTCTGCACGATCGCTGGATCTACAGCGCGACAGGTTCGATGATCCTCATGGCGCGCGATGGCGTGCCGCCTGGGGATTGGGCCGACACCCCGGCCGACTTCATTGAGGCTCAGCCCGACGCCGCAATTGGGCTCCACGACGCCACCTTCGGCCAACGAGCTAACGAAACTCCGGGCGCTGCTATGGCCCCACTGCTGATGGCTCTAGCGGCCAACCCCGTCACGCCTGTCGAGCCTTTCGCGCACCCGCGCACCGCCGAGCCCCCAGCCAATCAAGCCGCTGTGGAAATCCCGGCTGACTGGCGCGATATGAAGTTCTTCGCGATCAAGTCGCTGGCCTCCAAGGTCAGCAACACGCCGATCACGGATAAGGCCGACGCCGTCTCGGCCATCGAAGCCGAGATCGCCCGGCGCGCGGCGGCCTAGATGATCGTCCGCGACCTCCTGCGCCGCAGCCTGCGCCAACTGGGCAAGCTGGCGCGCGGGCAGGGGCCTAACGCATCGGACACGGCGGACGGCCTCATGGCCATCAATGCCATGTTCGCGGGCATGTATGGGCACGGGGTCGGCCCGAAGCTGGCCCCCGCCACAGTCCAGAGCGGCGAGACGTTCGCGGGCGGCCTCTACGCCGAGAATATCACCACCCCGCTCGACCCCGTGGACGGCCACCGCATCGGCGTGACGGGCGCCCGAATCGTCACCGCCAGGGCTGGATGCACGATTGAGGGCGTGGCCAACGTTACCACCACAGCCGGCGGGTCCTGGTTCTACCGCGCCGACCTCGCCGACTGGACCCGCGAGAAGGTCTTGGAGATCGGTGACGACGTGCCGTTCCCGTCGGACCTCGACAATGCCTTGGTGGCGTTGCTTGCCATCGTCCTGGCTCCGGAGTTCGACGCGACCGTCACGGATGAAACTGCGCTCATGGCCGCCGAGGGGCGCAGCACGATTTCGCAGCGCTATGGCTATCGCGCGCAATCCGCCGTCTCGCCGGAACTGCTGTATTTCCCGTCCCGCCGAAGCTGGGGTGGCTTCTAGATGCCCGCGGGACCGCAACCCATCCCGCTTAGCCAGAGCGTCTACGAGCGGGCCGACAACCCGTTCATGCGCCTGAAGAACATGCTCTTCGAAACCGCACCGACAAACCTGCGCGATCAGGTGTCGCTCCTGATGCGTCCCGGTCTTCGGACCTACGCCGATTTTCCGTCCTATCCGGTGCGCGGCATCTATCAGGCGGGCGGTAACGCGGGCACGTTCTCCACCTTCGTGGTGTCGGGTGGAAACCTCTACCTGACCTTCGGGCCCGGCGCTTTCTCCGTGGGCATCATCGCGGGCAGCGATCCTGTCTCGATGGCAGCCGGTCTGTCCAGCATCGGCATCGTCGGCGGCGGCGTGATCCACAAATACGTGCTTGGTGGCGCGGTGACCACGGTGGCCTCTCCAGCCGCCGGCCTGCCCATGACCATCGACTATCTGGCGGGCTATTTCCTGCTTGGGATCGACGGGTCCGGACGGGTCTATTTCTCCGCTGTCGATGACCTGACGTTCGACGTCCTGGACTTCTTCAACGCTCAAAGCTCGCCGGACTTCGTCATTCAGTTGCGTGTCTTGGGCGAGGAGCTTTGGCTTCTGGGCTCCAATACCGTGGAAATCTGGGCCGCGACCGGCGACCCCGACGCTCCGTTCCAACGCCTGCCCGGCCGCACGTCCAGCATCGGATGCGTCTCCAAGGAGTGCGTGGCAAAGGTCAGCGATAGCCTCGTCTGGGTGGGCCGGGACCGGGTTGTCTATCGTTCCGGCGGCGTCCCATCTCCGATCAGCACGCCCGCGATCACCGAATATCTGCTGGCCCACAACACTGAGGCGCTGAAGGCCTTCGCCTACGAGTACGAGGGTCGGGCGGTCTACGTTCTTCAGATCGGTCAGCTTCGAACCCTGGCTTGCGATCTCAGCACCGGCAAGTGGTTCGACCTTACCTCGGCGGGCTCCAGCCGCTGGAACGTCAACTATTCCGACCGCGACTTTCGAGGCACGGTCCTCATCGGTGACGGTGAGCTTGGGCGGGTATGGGCCCTGGATTCCAGCGTGGGCGCCGATGGCGACGATCTGGTGGAGATCGAGTTCTCCGGCATCGTTGGCGGCGTCGAAAGCACCAATCGCTGCAACGTGGTCCGCCTGGACTGTTCGGTCGGGGACGCAACCCTTACCTACCCTCTGGATGATCCGCAGGTTGAAATCTGCTGGTCCGACGACAACGGCAAGACTTTCAGCGACTGGGAGGGCGAGCCTCTTGGCCGCCAAGGTGAGTACGCCGACACTGTCGCGTGGACGCGGCTTGGCGACTTCGGGACCAAGGGGAGGGTGTTTCGCTGGCGCGCCACGCCGCCCCCGAAATTCACCGTCACAGGCGCCACCATGAACGGGTCCGTTCGATGAAGCGGCCTGAGTGGTTGCTGAAGTATCCCGCCGTTGGCGCGGGCGGCATATTGGTTCAAGCCTTCCACCGCTTCCTGATGAATATCAGCGAGGATCTCGGAGCGTCTCAAGACCGGCTCACCGCCCTGGAAAACCGGCGCGACGGCGCGACGGCCCACATGCCGAATGTCGCCGGACTGGTGGATATCCCACACGGCCTCGGTGCGACGCCGACCCCGGCCAAATGCTCCGCCCAAGCGATCGGCACGACTTTCGTCCAGGTCCAACTCGTGTCGGTCAACGGAACCAACCTGCGGGTGATCCTGCTGGACGCCTCCGGGACCCCGATCACCTCGGGGAGCTTCACAATCCGCTGGGGTGTCGCGGCTTGAATTTCTTCATAACGGGCCTGCCGCGCTCGCGGACGGCCTGGCTCGCCGTGGTCGCCACGACGGGGGCGGCGATCTGCCACCATGAGCCGGGGAGTGGGGATTACGCCTCCGCCCGCGATCTATGGGCTTCGGGCGACGGCGTAGGTATTTCGGACGCCGGGCTAGGGCTGCATCTGTCGCGCATCCTGGCCGAGATCGGCCCTCGGGTGCTCATAGTGGATCGCGACCCAGACGCGGTTCTCGCCTCTTTCGAGCGCTTTGCCCCCGATCTCGTCGGAGAGCCGACCGCCCTTCGATTTCGTCTCGCTCAACTACAAGCCGCGCTCGCCGTCGAACATCCCCTGATCCGCCGCGTGGCCTTCGACGCCCTTCATGACCAGCAGACCGTCGCCGACGCGATGTCCTGGCTTGGGGTCTCGCCGCTGAACCTGCCGCAGATGATGCACCTGAACGTCCAGAGCGACCTTCGCCACACGTTGGCCAAGCTGCGCGTCGCCTAGGAGACCGCCCATGCCCTTCTTCCTCGCCGCGGCGGCCATTGGGTCGGCGGCCATCGGCGGCGCGGTGTCCACCAGCGCGGCGAACAAGGCGGCCAAGGCCTCCCAAGCGGCCTCGGATGCGTCCAACGCCACCCAACTGCAGATGTTCAACCAGACCCGCGAGGACAACGCACCCTTCCGGGACGCTGGCGTGGCCGCCACGGGGTCTCTGCAACAGCGACTGGGTCTGACCCCCGCCGCCCCGAAGATCGACGCCCAGGCCTATCTCGACCGCTATCCGGACGCCGCGCAGAACTTCGCCGATATCCAGGCGGCCAATCCGACCCGCTACAACGGCGACATCAACGCGTTCGTGGCGGATCACTACAAGTCGGATGGATCTCGCCGCGATCTGACCGGCATCAGCACGGTTGATCCGAACAACCAGCAGCTCGCCGACACGCCCCGCCCGGCGGAAACCCCGCGTCCAGAGATCGCGGCCTCAAAGCCCTACGAGGCTCCGACTTTCCAATCCACGGCGGCCTATCAAGCGCCGAATCTTCAGCCGCAGGTGACCTATCAGGCCCCCGCGCAACAGGCCCAGGTCAAGTACGACGCCCCAAACCTGTCGTCGGCGCCCACCTTCACGGCGGCCCAGCTTTCGGCGGCGCCCACGATGGCGCGACCCGACGCCGGCCAGCTCGACGTCTCGGCAAACGCCTTCCACAACTCCCCCGGCTACCAGTATCGCCAGGATCAGGCCGCCAAGGGGGTTTTGACCTCGCTTGCGGCTCGCGGTCTGTCGGGCAGTGGGGCGGAGCTGAAGGCGCTGTCGGATCGCGCGTCTAACGTGGCGAACCAGGATTATACCGACTTCCGCGACTACACGACCGGCCAGTACAACACCGATCGCGGGACTCTGAACGCCAACTTCGAGAATGACCGTGGGGTCGCTCAGAACCAGTGGCAGTACGGGAACACCTTCAACCAGAACAACGCCACCCAGGCGGCGAACATCGCCAATAGTCAGTGGCAGTTTGGCAACTCGTTCAACCAGAATAACGCCCAATTCGGCACGACGGCGGCCCTGACGCAGCGCCAGACCGACAATGCCCAGGCCATCGACAACGCCCAGTATGGGACCAGCCTCGCGGCTGGCCAGCGCACGACCGACAATGCGCTGAACAATAACAACGCTCAGTATGCCTACGAGGCGGCGGCCAACCAGAATGACGCCAAGAACGCCTTCGCGATCACGAACAACCAATTCGGCGCGACCCTGGGCAACCAGCAGGACCAGTTCAAGACCGGTCTGACCCAGGCGAACTACAACACCGACCGAGCCTATAAGGCCGACGCCTTCACCGGCGACCGCGCCTATCAGGCGAACCGTTACGACACCCAGACCAACAACCTGTTCAGCCTGTCCGGCTCGGGCCAGGCGGCCACGAACAACAACAGCGCGGCGGCGCAGAACTACGCCAATGCCTTCGGGAACAACTCCATGTCGGCGGCGGCGGCAACGGGTAATGCGGCGATGGCGGGGGCAGGGCAGGTGAACAACCTGCTCAACACGGGCGTCAACGCCTTCTCCTACTACCTTGGCAACCGCCAGACGAAGAAGACGGGGACCTAAGCATGGCCAATGGGTTGGACTTCTCGCTTCTCGGCCAAAGCCCCGGCTTCGAGAATGCCTTCAACAGCTTCCAGGCGGGCAAGGAAAACCGCCGCAAGACGAACGTGCGCAATGCGTTCGCCAGCTACAAGACCGACCCCAAGGGGGCGATCAACACGCTCATGGAGGATGATCCCGAAGCGGCCATCAAGCTGCAGGCCTACGACACGGGACAACAGGACCGCGCCGCGCGAGTCTCTGGCGCGGGCTCGCTGGCTAGGGGTGATTATCAGGGCGCGACGGACGCCTATGCGGGCGTTGGAGACCTGGAGGGCGTCTCGACCATCCAGAAGGCCCAGATTGACGACTTCAATCGCCAGCGGAAGTATTTCGCGTCCGTCGCGCCGTCGCTGACCGCCGTGGCCGATCAGGGCGGCGATGTCGCGGGCGCGTGGGAGCATCTTAGCGGGGATCTCGACCAGCTCCGCGTTCCGAAGGCGACGCAAGCCAAGCTTCGAGATGGCTTCAAGAGTGACCCAAAGGGCACCTTGGCCGCCCTCACGGCCGGAGCGCAGCGGGACCTGAAGTTCGAGCACGCGGGCAACGATATCTACGTGCTCGACGGTGATAGCGGCCAAGTCGTCCACAAGTTCGAAGGCTCGCAAGACCCAAAGTACATGGTGGTCCCGGAAGGCGGAAAGGTTGTGCCGGTTGGGGGTCACGGAAACGCCGGCGAAGGCGTTCAGGCCCCGAGCGGACACGCGCCAAGCGCAGCCGGCCCGAGCAAACTGGCGGGCGGCTTCGACAGCATCTATTCCAGCTTCGTCGCGCCCCACGAAGGCGGCTACACGGCGTCGGACGGAAACGGCAAGCCTGCCAACTTCGGGATCAACCAAGGCGCCAACCCGGACATCAATGTCCGCGACCTGAACCCGGAGACCGCGAAGAAAATCCTGCATGACCGCTATTGGGCGCCCAGCGGGGCCGACAAGCTCCCGCCCGCGCTGCAAGCCGTCCACTTCGATACGGCGGTCAACATGGGCGTCGGCGCGGCGAACAACCTTCTGCAAGCCTCCGGCGGCGACCCGCAACGCTATCTTCAGCTCCGCGAACAGCGCTACCGGTCCATCGCGCAGAACGACCCGTCAAAGGCCGACAAGCTGCCCGGCTGGCTGTCCCGAAACCAGGACCTCGCCCAGTATGTGGGCGGTGGCCAGTCCAGCTCGGCCGCTGCTCCGGCTCGCGGTGGCGTAAACGAGCGCGGCGACCCGGCCGGCACGATCTACGGTGAGCCGAAAAAGCCCGAGTGGACAGAAATGAGCCCGGCCGAAAGCGCCCGTTACGGCTCCGGAATCTGGCTGCGAAACAAAAACGGGGACGTCAAGCCAGCCGTCGCGGCCTCCAACGGTCGGACCCGCTGGAACCAGGGCTTCGCGCAACAGCAGGACGAGGACATCAAGGCGATTCAGGACACCACGGGCGTCAACGCCAACCTGGATCGAGCCATGAGCCTTATGGACCAGGGGAAGCTACACCTGGGTCCCATCCCGAACATGAGCGCCAGCGTTCGGACGTTCGCGGGCATGGGCAACGAGGAGAGCGTCAACAACCAATCCTTCCGCAACAGCCTGGAGAAGATGCGGAACGACAGCCTGCGCCTCAACAAGGGCGTGCAGACCGAAGGCGACGCTGTGCGAGCCTGGACGGAGCTGTTCACCAACCTGAACGATCAGAAGTACGTCCGCGAACGGCTTCAACAGATCAAGGATCTGAACGCGCGCGCCGTGAACTTCCGCGCCGAAAGCATCAATCAGCGACGGGAGGACGCGGGGCTTCAGCCGCTCGACCCTCGCAAGTTCCAATACAAGCCGCAGGGCGGTTCGGCCAATCCGGGCGCGAAGCCCAAGGCCAAGCCATCTCTCGCTGAAATCTTCAGGTAATTCGCCGTGGCCGATTTCTCCGCAAAGATCGCATCCGCCCGCAAGGCCGGCTACAGCGACAGCGAAATCACCTCGTTCCTTGGGGCCGATCCCGGCCTTGCGCCGAAGATCCAACGCGCGAAGGCGGCGGGCTATGGGGATGGGGATATCCTGTCCCACCTGACAGCCTCCGCCACTCCACCCGCGCCCAAGGGCCTGGTGCAGAACATCACCGGAGCGATGGCCAACCTGAACCGTGGCCTGGGCATCGGGGACGAGCTGGCGGCGGCCGGCGGTACGGCGGCCGATATCATCGGCGGCAAGGCCACGCTCTCCGACATCGGCAACGCCTTCAACGCCAACATGGCGAAGCAGCGCCAGTTCGAGGACGGCTATCGCGCGGCGCACCCGAACCTCGCCGCGCTCTCACAGGGCACGGGAAACGCCATTACGGCGCTGGTCCCGGCCGGCAAGACCGCCAACGCCTTCGCCGAAGCGCCCCGGATCGTCAATGCGGTTCGCGGCGCGACGACGGCCGGCATCACGGCGGCGGGCTATGCGGCGGCCGACCGGGGAACCGCGAGGGAACGCCTGGGCGCTGCGGCCGACGCCGCCCACAATCCCGTGGTGCTAGCGCTTGGGGCCGCTGGTGGGGCAATGGCTCCCGCCGCGCGTAAGGTTCCGAAGGGCAAGATTTCACAGGACGTCATCGACCTCCGCGCCAAGGACGTCTTGCTGACCCCCGGCCAAGCGCGTGGCGGTCTGGCTAAAACTACGGAAGATGTTCTGACTTCGACACCAATTCTCGGGACCGAGATTCAGAACGCCCGGCGCGCCGGGTTGGAGACCTTCAACACCGCCGCGGCGAACGACGCTCTAGCCCCCGTGGGCCTCAAGGTTCCGGCGAATATCCCGGCCGGACATCAGACTATCGCCCACGTGGAAAGCACTCTGGGCAAGCTCTACGACACCACCATCCCGACCGGTGGCATGGTGGCCGACAACGAGTTCAAGCAGGCCCTGGGCGAGCGCGTCGCCGACATCGCGCAGGATATGACCGCTGATGGCCGCAAGCGCCTGGCGGGCATTCTGCAGCAGCGCGTCACGGGCCGGTTTGGCCAGATCAAGGCCAACCCCGCCGACATGGCGCCTAGTGTCCCAGGAAGCGCCGCCGGCATGGTGGAGGGCGTAAACGGCAAGACCTATCAGACCATCCATTCCGGCCTCGGGACGGCGGCGACGCGCTTCAAGGCCAGCCAGGACGTCGACCAGCGCGCCATTGGCGAGGCCCTTGAGGCGGTCCAGCAGGAGATGCGCAATGCCGCCGCACGCCAGAGCCCAGAGTTCGCGGCCAAGAAAGCGGCTATCGACAAGGGCTGGGCGCTGTTCAAGCGCGCGCAAGGCGCGGCGGCGTCTCTCGGGGCAGAGGGTGGCGTCTTCACGGCCCCAATGTACGGCGGCGCGGTTCGCCGCGCTGACCGATCGCTCGACAAAGGCGCATCGGCCCGGGGCGGGGCGTTGGGACAGGACCTCGCTGATGCAGCTCGCGCCGTGCTGCCCAGCAAGGTTCCTGATAGCGGAACCGCTGGTCGGGGCATGGTGGGCGCGTTGATTTCCGCACCAGCAGCGATCAGCGCTGGCTTCGCCACAGGCGGTATCCCCGGCGCTGCTTCGGTCGCGGCGGGCTATGGGGCCACGCTCGGCGGGCTAAAGCTCGCTTCCAAGCTCTACTCCCCCAAAGCTATCGAGGCTGCGAATATCGCGCTCGATACGAAGATCAGCAGCCAACAGCAAGCCGCCGCCATGGCCGAACTGAAGCAGATCGCCTTGCGGGAACCGAAGGTGGCGCAGCTCTATCAGGAGATCGCCGCGCGCCTCTCGCGGACGGCAGGCCTTACGGCGTCGTCCAACGCTTTCGCGCAGCCCGCCAGGCCCTGACGATGGCGACCCAGATCAACATGAAGCCGAAGAACGCGTAGCTCTCTCGGAACATGACGTCGAACTCGTCTTCGGGCGGTGCTGTCTTCATCGCCTGACCATGCGCCAGCCGAGCTTGATTGGCTAGACCCCGACCCTTTCGCAAGCCGCTCCTCACCGAGCGGCTTTTTCCATGGAGCCGCCCTCATGGCCGCAGGCATCCTCGCCATTCCCGGCATCATGCCAAGCCGCGACCGCAATGGGCGGGCAGTCGTCGCGGAAATCACCGTCTTCGTCGACGGGACGACGAACATTGAGCCGACCTATACGACAGCGGCGCTGAACGTTCCCCATTCGCAGCCCATCTCATCCGATGACGCTGGCCGCTTCCCTCTGATCTACCATGACGACGCGACACCGGTGACGCTCTCGTGGGTGACCCAGGATGGGCAGTCGCGCACCCTGACATCGCTCTATGCCTCCAGCTCTGCGTCCAGCGCCCTAACCGACGATGCGAACGCGGCTCTGGACAGCATTGAGGAGATCGTCGCCAACGCCGGTGACCTCCAGTCCTATATCGACCAAGCCCTAGCCGCCGCGACGGCCTCTAGCGCGTCCGCAGGGGCCTCTAGCGCGTCCGCAGGGGCAGCTTCAGCCTCCGCCTCTGCGGCGGGCGTCAGCGCCAGCGCCGCGGCGTCCTCGGCGAGCGACGCGGCGACCGCCAAAACGGCCTCTGAGGCGGCGAGGGACGCAGCACGCGCCTCCGCCGCCGGGGCGGTCGCATTCACCTGGTCCACCAGCACCATCGACGCCGACAGCGGCCCCGGAATCCTGCACGCGAACAACGCCAGCCTCGCGAGCGTGACCAAGCTGTGGTTCGACAACCTGGAGCAGGGCGGGTCTTCGGTCACCGCCTGGCTGGACAGCTTCGACGACAGCACGAGCACCAACAAGGGCGTCATCGTCCTTCGCCAGGCCGGAACGACCAACTTCACGACGCTGTCGGTGAGTGGCTCTGTCGTCGACAAGACGGGTTATCGCGAAGTCACGGTCGCCTATGTGAGTGGCGCGACCAGCTTCACGAACACCAGCACCGTTGGGGCGTCGTTCGCACGAACCGGCGACATGGGCGCGTCGGGGTCCGGGACCGGCGACATGCTGGCCTCTAACAATCTGTCGGAAACGACCAACAAGGCCACAGCGCGCACCAATCTTGGCCTTGCTATCGGCTCCAACGTCCAAGCCTATGACGCTAAGTTGGCGGCATTCGCTGGGGTCACCGGCGCAGCCGACAAGTTCTTCGTGTTCTCGGGCGCCAGTGCGGGGGCCGTCTACGACTTTACCAGCGCGGCCCGCACCCTGGTCGCCCAGACGAGCCAGTCGGCCATGCTCACGGCCGGCCTGGGCCTTAGCGCCAACGGTCAATCCCTGGTCACGGCGGCCGACTATGCGGCCATGCGGACGTTGCTGACGCTGGCGAATGTCGAGAACAAATCTTCCGCCACGATCCGTGGCGAACTGACCTCCGGCAACGTCACGACGGCGCTGTCGTTCACGCCCGTCACCAATGCCCGGACGATCACGGCGGGCGCGGGGCTTTCCGGCGGCGGAGACCTCACGGCGAACCGGACGCTCGCGGTCGATATCAACGGCTTGACCGCCGATCCGACGCCGGATCTCGCGAACGACTACATCATGTCTTACGACGCCTCGGCCGGCGGCCTGAAGAAGGTGCTGCTGAACAAGCTGGGTGGCTCTCTCATGGGCGGGGCGTCCTCCGGCTCCCCCGGAACGGCCGGGGCCTGTGCCGCGCCATCCGCTGGGGATCAGAACAAGTTCTGGCGTGGGGACGGGACGTGGCAGGAAGCGCCGGTCGCCGTTCCGACATCCTGGGCGACCGACCAGACCTATAATTCCAGCACCACCTACAACGTCCCAGCCGGGATCTACTATGTGCGGGTCAGCGTCTGGGGCGGCGGCGGGCAGGGCTCATCCAGCTCGGCCGGCAACGAGCGTGGCGGCGGCGGCGGCGGGTTCACGCGCAAGACTATCCGGGTGAACCCAGGCGATGCGATCACCGTCACGGTTGGCGCGGGCGGGAATGGCTCCGGCTCGGCGCGCAACGGCCAAACCTCCTCTTTCGGGCCGTTCTGTACTGCCAATGGCGGCTCGGCGGGTGGCGCCCTTTCTGGCGGTGTGGGTGGCGGCGGGTCCGGCGGCGA